CGATGTCCATGCACCACAGTATGGGCAGGTCATGCTCAAAGCGATCTCCTGAGTTCTCGGATCTTTTCGCGTGGGAGTGCCAAGTTAAACACGCTTGTCATGCGAATGGCTTTGATGGCCTTGTGCTCACTGCGCTGTCGGTTTAGTCGGATGTTCGGCTTGGGCCTTGGCTTGTCGGGCTTGTCACCCAGCATGAACACGGCACGAGGGTAGCGCCGAGCGTCATCGTGGCTGTGGGTCCAGTCTGCAACGTAAATGCGCTTCTCGCCAGCCTTGGTGCGCTTGTTCATGCGGTTGAGCACAGCGTGGGCATCGTAGCGTCCGATGTCGGCATAGTCTGCGAACTCCTGCGCTGTCAGTTTACCGAAAGCCGCGAAAGCCTCCAACGCCCTGATGACGTGAGAGCCTGTGTTTGTCGATGCCATCAGAAAGGTGCCTCCGGTAGCTTGCTGCGCTGCTGGCGCTGGTACTCGGACTCCTGCTGTGGAGTCCACGGCACTGGGCCACCGGGAGGAGGGAAGGGCCACGTCATGACTTCTCCTCAATGGTGTAGAACCAGTCGTCACCAGCAGACCACTTGCGTGTGCCGTCCACGGTCCAGAATGTCTTGGCGGCTTGGAAGTCAGGGAACTTGACCTCGGCGGGGATCAGGCTCTGGTCGTACCACAGGCAGCGGTTGTTCGGCTGGCAAGCGAACTGGCCGTTCTCAAGTCGAATGAAGTTGAACGACTTGTGCTCCTCGGCCTGCTCTGTAAACCCTGTGTCAGCATCCATGCCGTCAGCACAGAAGTCCACGGTGAACAGATAACGCCCGTGATACCACTGTTTGTCCTTACCCAAAAACTTGACGCCCAGGTTGCGCAGACCGATCTTCTCGCACACTGTGAAGCGGTAGCCCATGCAGTCCCACAGTTGTAGGGTGTCAATGGGGAGGTCGCCGTGCCCCTCGGTCCAGACGTATGCGCTGATTGGCAGCTTGTCGTACAGTGCGCCGTAGTTGGGCAGCAGCGACTCGATGCGGAATACTTGACCCCGCAGTGCCTTGATGCTGACCCAAATCGCAGGCTCCAACTCGCCAAAGCCCTTGGTGAAGTTGTAGAGGTACTCACGGCGCACGAAGCACTTCAGGGGCGGCAGCGATGCGATGATGTAACTCATGTGATGATCCTCAGAAACGCGCCGCATCGGGCGCACTTGTACAGTGGCTGGCCTTCAACAGCCTCCCATCGATGCTGACATTGGGTCATGCTGTCACCTTTGACATTTCCCAGCCCATTTGGAAATAGTTCCACCGGGTCTGCATACTTGGGTTAGCGTATCGGCCTTTATGTTGCGTAAAGTCCGTATGCCCCTTAGTTCGCATAATGGCTTCAAATATCTGTTGTGCTTTGGTCATGTCTGCTCCTCAGTGGCCTTGTGCAGATAGGTCGTCAAGCGCTTGATCTGAGCCTCACGGTACTTGCACATGGAGTCGGCGTATTCACGCGCTGTCTGGGCCTCCAACAGCCTGCGCTTGCAGTCTTCCAACTCGCGCAGTGCCAATGTTTCAGCACTCGGCGTGGCGTAGACGTTCTTCATCCAGTTAACAAGTTCACGGATCATTTGGCGGCACCTTTGTCAAAAGAGCCATTGCAATTTTTATCTGCGTTGCGGTTTTCCAACTCAATCAGCAACTCAATGTAATGCTTGGCCTTTTCAAGATCAGCAATGCCGTTTTTCTTGCGCCAGCGGCTGACGTACTTGACCACGTTGCCCTCAAAGTAACCCAGTGCGTTGGCGTGGATGTATTGCACTGGCTGGATCGGCAGATCCTTGTAATGGTTGCCAGCAACTTGTTTGTCCAAAGCATTAAATGCTTCGTCTTCTTCCATCGTGATGGATAAATCATTCATGTGTTTGCTCCTATGTTTGGTTGACACGCATACAGTCTAGCATATTGCTAGAACGGGATGTTATCCCAAGACCAGTGCTCGCAATCGACTGGTCCATGCAGCCAGTCAGCAGGCGGTCGGGCGTCAAACTTTGCGCATATTTGGCCGGCCTGCAAATGCTCACAGCGCAGGCAAGTGACTTGGATGGATTCAATGTCCTTCAGTTGCTTCTTCAAGTGTGTCTTGATGGCGTTCAGTTCGACTAAATTCATATTCTTTGACCTCTGTGTACTTTCCATTTTTTCGGGTGGCAATGCGTGTGGGTTCTTTAAAGCCAACAAAACCTTGCTTTGCATGTACGTTTTTTATGGCTTCAATTAACTTCAAAGCAGAAGCTACAGTTTGTGGCACTTCAATCAACCCTGCTCTTGTGTTCAGCAATTTAAGCCACCATTGTTCGGCCTTTTGTCTAGCAAAGCCTCCATGCTCAAAGCACACCCATTCGCTGGCAACACACAGCAGACCATCGTAGTAATCAACCCTCATACTGTCAGGCTTGCCGGGTTTGCGGTGCAGCTTGTAGTCCACTCTGGTGACATCGTGCCAAGTGCTCACGGCTTGCTGTTGCTCTGACAACAAAGCAGCGTAGGACAGCTTGGCATCCATCGGCTTTGGTGCTTCTGGCTCTTTGATCGTGCCACCACAAGAAGCACACACCAGTGCTGCTGGTGCGTTGCGCTCACCGCATTCTGGGCAGATGCAAAACGGTGCAGACTGCTCACCAGTTCTTTTGCCACGGCTTTTACCTTTGATGATGTCAACAGGGCCAAGGCGCTCAACGGTATCTGTGAAATCCAGCACCAGGCAGTCATCCTTGCCATCAGCAATGCGTGTGCCTCGGCCCATGCCCTGCACATACAACACTGGCGACCTAGTGGGCCGGCACCAAATGATGCAGTCAACATCTGGCACATCAAAGCCAGTAGACAGCGCCAGCACCGTCACCAAGCAATGGACCTGATGCGCCTTAAAGTCACGGATCAAGTCTTCACGCTCTTGCGCTGGTGTCTCGCCACAAACCACGGCGCTGACAATGCCTCGCTCGTTCAGCTTGTCTGCAAGGCTTTCAGCGTTGGCGACACTCGGTGTAAAGGCAATCCATTTGCGTCGATGCTGGGCCATTACAGAGGCTTCTTGGGCCACTTGCAGCAAATAAGTGTCCACCACCTCGGACAGTTCGCCAATCTTGTAGTCACCATTGGAGATGCCCACTTGGCTGGCGTCAATCTTGGTGACCATCTGCACTGGCGGTGGCACCAGTGGCGACAGAAACTTCTGGTCCAGCAACTCACGCATGGTGACGTTGGACGCAATGCCAGTGAACAGCGGATCATCGCCATCGGTCAGCCAAACCTGGTTGCCTCTGAACGGTGTGGCCGTCATGCCCACCGTGCGGAACTGGCAGATCTCGCCCAGCTTGGACAGGAACGTGCGGTACATGCCAGCGTCAGACGCCTTGGTGCTGACAAGATGGGCCTCGTCAATGATCACCACCTTGATGTCACCCAGCAGGTGCGCTGACTTGTGGATGCTGCCAATGGTGGCAACAATCACGTCAGCATGGTGCTGCTTCTTGCCCAAGCTGGCGCTGACAAAGCCCACATGGATGTTGTCCGGCAGCAGCGCCTGCAACTTGGCTGCGTTCTGCTCGGCCAGTTCCTTGCTGGGCACCAGCACCACGGTGCGTGGCCTGTACTCAGGCCACTGGTCCCACATCTGGCGCACGATCTCAGCGCAGATCACCGACTTGCCCGAGCCAGTGGGCAGCACCAGCAAAGGTATTTCTTCATGGCTCTGGTGCTTGGTCCACCAAGCAAACAGGTCGCTGATCGTGCGGTTTTGATATTCACGAAGCTGCATTTTGGCGCTCCTTGATCATTTGATCGGCCAACTTCAAGGCTTGTTTGACGGCGGTCAAACGATCACCATTGGCAAGCAAACCAGTCAACGCAGCAGCGGCAAAGTAGTCACGCAAAGTAATTTCTTGGATGGGTGGCGGGGTGTTCATACAAATCGACCTTTATGTTCAAGCCTAAGATTCAGCATAAACTCATCAACCAAAACAGTCTTGTCGTGGCAAGCGTGAATCTCGGCGCTGCTTATGTTTTTGGGATTAGTGGCCGGCGTGCCGTTGACAAACTGCTTGTCGCCAAGCTGGTACACCACACCACCGTCCACCATGTCAACTGGCTGGGCAAACTTTGCCAGCAAGATCGGGATGTATCGGTGCTGGCCGCAGCCGGTGCGCTGGGTTGACACTGAGATGTCGTTTTGATGCGCAGTGCAGGACCAGCGTGCATCGCCATCCATTTCTGGCGTAGCGTGGGCGCACGACCGGCAGGTGGGCGCTGGCACATCAGTGCCGTGGCAGATGCTGTGATAGTCGCAGAACTTACACTCGTACCATGACGGGTCTTGGCTGATCCCCACCGGCGGCTCGGTGGCCGTGATCACCGCCAAGGCTTTGTCAATGATCGACTGGGCCTCGGCCTTGTCGTACTCCAGGCGCTCGGTGTAGATGTCGTCATCGTTCTTGTTGACCACAATGTAGATGGCGCGTGAGCAGCCGTGTTCACCGTACAGATCAATGCTCCACTTCATGTACATTTGCATCTGCGCGTAGTGTTCGGGC